AAAACAACATTATATCGTTATCTCGTTTATACGGGGCTTCATTTGCCTATAAATTGTCAACAAGAAGGGTGGGAAGAGTATGGTATCTATCATTGATTTTCTGTGCTACAGGAAATTAGATTAAAAATTCAGTAATGGAGAAATACTACGAAATAAAAGGGAAGCATCCGGGTTATCTGTTAATTTTCAAGAACGGAGACTTTTGTGAACTGTATGCGGCTGATGCCGCCATCGCTTCCGTAGTTTTGAATATTGCCGTCAGCGAACAGACCTGTGGACAGGGACAAACAATCCGGACAGTGCGTTTCCCTTTCTACAAACTTGATACCTACTTACCAAAACTGATACTTTTTGGCAGTCGGGTAGCTCTCTGCGAGTAGATTAACCAACGATAATTTTGAAAAATAATTAATAACTAAAAAGAAATGAGACGAGTGAAGGTTAAATGCATAGACACCCCTTGCGCATATGACATAACAATAGGGCGTGAATACTGGGGAGATGAGTCAGTTGACGGATATTGAATTAGAAACGATAAAGAAGTTCTAACATGGTATCCAATGCGATTATTTACATTAATAATGAGAGTAGACTAATTGATATAATCTGTACGGTACAGAACTAAAGAAAGGAGAATAGACTATGGGATTTACAACAGCAGCATTTATACGCAAAAACACACCGGAACTTCGGAATAAGTTGGAGGAGTTGGGATATTATTTGCATCCTGAATGTATAGACGATGATAGAGGGAATTATCTATTTGTAAATAGAGAATATTACTTAAACAGGCCTTTAGGTTATTTGGAAGAGTTTTCTCGTTCTATTGATTGCGGAACCAACGAAGAGCTTTTCTTGGCTATTGCTGCATTAAGGGATGATACAAATTATATGCAATGGTTTGTCTGTACGAGTGATTATAAAGAATTTGATGGTAAAGAGTGGAAAGTTGGAGACTTTGATTTAAATACATGTCCGGATGATTTTGACAACATACTTCCTCATTGGCGTAAGGCTACTGTAAACGAATTGATTGAACACTTTAAAGAAAAGGAGGAATAACCATGCCAACAATACTAAAAGAAACTTATCCAACAGCCAAGAAAGAGCATATATGTGAGTTTTGTGGCTATAAGATACAGCCGGGACAAAAATATGTTCGCCAGACAAATGTATATGACGGAGTCGTGTATGACTTTATCACACATCAAGAATGTAAGGAAGTTGCCCATGAATTGAGAATGTACGATGATTGTGATGACAATGGATTATGCGGAGAACAGTTTAGGGAAGAATTGGACTTATACGTATACGCCAATCATTACGATGATGAAGCGGATGATATTTGTTCTGATTGGCAGTTATCTCACTATAAGATAGCGAAAAAGGTATTGAAAGAACTTAAAAATGAATAGTCATGACCGAAGAACTTATAACATTAGAGACAGCGAAGCTGCTGAAAGAGAAAGGGTTTAATGAGTATTGTAAAGATATTATCAGGGAAGATAATGGTCGGATGATGCAATCTGTGTTCCGAACCAATAAGGACTTGCCTAAAGGTGCATATTCTCGTCCAACTCAGTCGATTGCTGCTAAGTGGCTACGTGAAACCAAGAACCTACATATTTCCATCATTAGAAACGCTTGCGGTTATGGCTATGATATATGCAAAGCTGATAATGGAACTCATATAACCGATGGAATATTTAAAGGTCCTAACGATGGTGGTCAGTGGGACACCTATGAAGAAGCATTGGAAGTTGGAATACAAGAAGCATTAAAACTTATATAATCATGAAGAAAATAATGTTCTCGGATAAATTTGGCTTAACCCAAGCCGTATTGGAATGTCGGAAGACTATGACGAGAAGAATAATCAAATGCCCTAGAACTTTTAAAGGAGAATGGGTCGCAGGATTCAATATACACAGAAGTCCTTCTGATAAAGAGATAGTTGGCTTTCCTTGTATGTACGATGCAGATGAAAGGGAGTTTGATATGGGCGAGATATTGCCGAAATATGAACTTGGAGAAGTTGTTGCCATTGCGCAAAGTTATATGGATGTTGACCGATTTCATAGAAAAGGGAAAAATGCAGCTTACTTAGAACACTTGGATTCTATATTGCCTGAACTGAAATTACATCCCGGTTGGACTAATAAAATGTTTGTGAAAGCCGACCTAATGCCCCGCCATATTGAATTTACAGATCGTAAGGTTGAACGCTTACAGGACATTAGCGATGAAGATTGCTTGAAAGAAGGGATATATGAAGATTCGGGTGATGATGAGTTTCCGCCATCTATATTTTATGAGTTTGAGGGAAACAAAGACGATGGATTTGATACTCCACGTGAAGCCTTTGCCGCCCTCATAGATAAAGTTTCTGGCAAAGGTACATGGGAAAGCAATCCGTTTGTATTTGCTTACGAATTTAAATTAGTTGATTAAAGGAGAAATAGCCATACCAACAAGTGAAGTTATGAACCGAGAAGAATACAGGCAACTATGCAGGCATTACAGCCCATACAGCGGTCAATGCTATAAAAAATCAATTATTACGGGAGTTGCCAACAATGTGCATATAAATATGTCATGTGATGGTAAATGTGCCCGTATGAGTAATTATGACAAGAAAAATACAGTAGTAATTGAACGCTACGAGGATGCTGACAAGATAAGCAAGTGTATTGAGATTGAATACAGTAATCTTAAAAGAAAAATGGAAAAGTAATAAAAGATATGGAACTAAAAGAATTAACATCAAGAATATGTGATCTTTTCGGGTGTGTCAGTGTTGATACACTTCCAGATAAGATTATGTTTGCCTTGTTCTCTCAAAATTCAACCTTATATTTTGAGAAATACAAGGAATTATGCCCTGATTTGACGGTAGACTGGTTACAAAGAGTATATCAATTCTACCATGCAGACAGGAAAGAGAAGAAACAGGATTATACGCCAGTATCCCTTGCTAAACTTGTCTCTTTTCTCAGTTATATGCCAAGTGAAAAACTGGTCTACGATTGTTGTTGCGGCTCCGGTGCACTAACTATCCAAAAGTGGTGCACCAATCCTGATTTGAAATTTGTTTGTGAAGAGCTTGACGAACGAGTGATACCTATTCTCTTATTCAATCTCTGTATTCGCAATATTGAAGCAACAGTGATTAATAAGGATATCTTATCCGGTAATATTATTCATTCATATAATACCATTAAAGGTACTGTATATGCCTCCGTGCAGCGTCCGATGTTTCCTGAAACAGAACTGATGAAAGCCGATGTAGGGGTATCTAATCCTCCTTTCAATATAAGAGTATCGGTTTCAGAAACAATCCTAAAGGATTTGCCGCAAAAGTACACTTGTAATTTTGCCTTTGTCGCCCACTGTCTGCAAAGGAGTGACAGATGCGCCTTAATTCTCCCTAGGAGTGTGCTAACGAGTAAAGAAGAAAAGGAATGCAGAAAGTTTCTAATAGAGAAAGGGTGGCTCCAAGCTGCCATATCTTTGCCTGAAAAGATGTTTGAGTCTACCTCTGTTGCTACTTGTATCCTTGTTCTCGATAAAAGGAAAAAAAGTAAAGATGTGATGCTGATTAATGCGGAGGAAATGAAATCAGTCGAGGTGAGAGAACAACGTGGAGAAGGTGATGCTTCACATTATAACCGTATTTACAAAAAAGAATTCAACACTTTTTCAGATGAACAAATAGCCGCTATATGCGAGCTTACAATAAAAGAACAGGACTCATTTTCTAAAAGAATTTCGCAGGAAGAATTAGAACAACATGGATATAATCTGATTATTGGTCCATATCTTCCTATAGAATTTGAAGGAACTGTTCACCGTGACTTTAACGCTATCATTTCAGATATTAACCGTATTATCCGTGAACGTAATGTCATAAAGGTTACAGTCAATAAAGTATGGGCTGAAAAACTAGGACTTACGGAAGTTATAAGAGACTGTGAAGCATCTAATGAAATTGTTAAGGCAATGAATGAAAGTTTTACATCATTCAAGAATTACGAAGTAAAAGAGAAGATTATTGAGAGCAAGTATATTCAATCATCTAATAGTAAAGTGTTTGTGATTGAAAATACTGATAAAGAGATATTATCAAGTATCATGCCTTTCTTTATGAATATGTACAAACAGCATCTTTACTATCTCAATAATGAAGAAAACAGACTTCTTGCGGAACTTAGGGATTCAATGCTTCCTCTGTTAATGAATGGAGATTTAATGTTAAAAGACAGTGACGAATGATTATGAACCAAGAAATAGACAACAACCTACTGGCTGACTGCTTTGAATCAGCCATGAGAGAGAAATTCCTAGAAAAAGACTGGGAGATTGAATTATGGGCTTATTCCATGTATAATGCGAATATATGGGGGAGGAGTGTAAAGTAATAAACAAGAATTATTAACTTTGTGCTACATGTCAAGTGGCATGTAGCTAATCTGACGAAAAGACATGAAGTTATCAGTAAAACAGGAAAAATTTTGTAATTACTATATTGAGTGTGGAAATGCGTCTGAGGCTTATAGGAGTGCATATCCCAACAGTAAAAAATGGGCTGATAAAACTGTATGGGAAAGAGCATCAGTACTGCTAAAAAATAACAAGGTTTTGACAAGGGTAAAAGAACTTCAGGAAGAACTCAAAAAGAAGTCGGACATTACAAAAGAAGAAGTTTTAAATATGCTTAGAAGCTTTATGTATGCTGATATACGTAATTTCCTTACCATAAAGGACGGCAATGTTACTTTCAAAGATAGTGAAGACTGGACTGACGAAATGGCAATGCAAGTCGAAAGCGTGAAACAGGGGAAAGAGGGGATTGAAATAAAACTGAATGGGCGTACATGGACTATCCAACGACTTTGCAAAATGCTTGGTTTTGATTCTCCGCAAGATATGAATATAAACATTGCATCTCCTATGACCAAAGAGGAAGCCAAACGAATAATAGAAGACTTATGATGGGGGAAGGATATGATTATATACGGGCGTTTTGCCTATCAGGGACGTTAAACTATACGAGATATTTCTTTAAAGCAAGATTCGGTCGCAAATTTGTAGTAAATGACCATCATGTAAAGATATGCCAGGCTCTTGATGATGTGATTGATGGGAAAATAAAAAAGCTGATAATAAATATAGCTCCCAGATATTCAAAAACGGAATTAGTGGTTAAAAACTTTATTTCATATGGTCTTGCAGTCAATCCTTCTGCCAAATTCCTTCATTTATCTTATTCAGATGATCTGGCCAATGATAATTCAGAAGAGGTAAGAGATATAGTTAAGTCGGAAGAATATAAGCGTGTATTCCCTTATGTAGACATAAAGAAAACAAGCGATGCAAAAAAGAAGTGGTATACAACAGAAGGCGGGGGAATGTACGCAACAGCTTCTGGGGGACAAGTCACAGGTTTTGGTGCTGGTGCAGTTGATGATGAAAACGATCTATCCAAAGAATTAGAAGAGTTCAAACCGTCATCTAAATTTGCAGGTGCATTGATTATTGACGACCCGGTTAAACCTGAAGATGCAATATCGGACACTCCAAGAGAAAAGGTAAACCAACGGTTTGAAACAACTATAAGAAACCGTGTAAACTCACGGAATACCCCTATTATAATCATTATGCAAAGACTTCATGAGCATGATCTTTGCGGGTATTTGATGGAAACAGAGCCGGGAGAATGGACTGTCTTATCTCTTCCGGCAATAATATATGAAAATGGCAAGGAGAAAGCTTTATGGGAGTTTAAACATACCATCGAAGAGTTGCATAGGATGCAGAGGGTGAATAGCTATGTTTTTGAAACCCAATATATGCAGAATCCAACTCCTATGGAAGGCTTAATGTATGGAAAGTTTAAGACTTATGAGGCTATTCCGATAACCAATAGAGCAATAAGGAAAAACTATACAGATACAGCCGATACCGGAAGCGATTATTTATGTTCTATTGATTATATCGATACAGAGATAGGGAATTTCATTCTTGATGTCCTTTTTACACAAAAGGAGATGGAATTTACCGAACCGGAAACTGCTAAAATGCTCACTAAAGACCAAATATCCAAGGCAAATATAGAAAGCAATAATGGAGGAAGGGGATTTGCCCGGAATGTAGAGAAACAAATGCGGATGATTGGCAACTCCAAGACTCAAGTAAGCTGGTTTCATCAGTCAAAAAACAAAGAGGTTCGGATCTTTACCAGATCTTCCGAGGTGATGAACCTTACTTATTTCCCTGCTGATTGGGAAAGGAGGTGGCCGGAATTTGCGTCTCAACTGAAAACATACAGGAAAAGGGGGAAAAACGCTCACGATGACGCATGCGACGCTCTTACGGGAACTGTGGAGATGAGAGGTGAGGTAGATGTTCTATACTACAAGAAAGAGGAAATAGGGGTAAATAATCAAATTTTTGTTGAAATACACCCCAATATAAACGGATTGTTTATAATGGTTTCTTATTGCGTTGCTGGCGGAAAGATGTTCATGATTGACTGCTTGTTCTCCGATTCGCTAATATCTGTTGACCAACTTATTAATAAAACAGACGGGAATGTACAAATGGAGATTCCCGTAGAGATGAAACATTACGCAGACGATTATAGGAAGCTTATAGATCATGATTTGTGGGTAAGAGAAGAATCAACAGATAAGAAAACTATGATTGAATCGTATAAATCGATTATTAAAACAATCTACTTCCCGGAATCCGATGATTCATTTTCTGCATTAATCGCTAACATGTCTGATTATGATGGTATTAACAGCTTTGAAGGCATGTATGTATTATCTTGCGTGTGCGCTCGTGCAAAATCTTCAAAAGTGATATAATTACGAATAATAATTATCTATTTTTATTTGGACTAAATAGAAATTATTTCTATATTTGCGGTGAGGATAACAATCCCTTCGTGTGAAGATGCACGGAACCTATAATTTTTATACTATCGGATTTTTCGTTAGTATTTTTGTCCGTAAAGACCTCTTCATTTCGTAGGGAATGGTTATCTCAAATCAGATAATCATTCTTTTTATGTCTAAATTAGGAAATTGGTTTCAAAAAAAAATTAATATATCTGTTCCCTCAATGAGAGAGACAGTAAAAGCTATTGAAAAGGATTCTAATGGGAATTTCTTGTATCTTACCAATTTCTTCTCGCCATCTGGTAACATCAAAAATGATTATAATCTAACCCTGGATAAGGATAAAGCAGATTCTCTTCTTGTATGCACCCCATTCTCTACTGTTATAAATAAAATAGGTTCTCTTTTTGCGAATGGGAGAATATATGTCACAGACAAGGATGGGAATGAGAAAGAGGAATATAATGATATTAGAGAATTGCTGTCGCGTCCTAACCCACTTCAAACAAGAGCTGGATTCTTTAAAGAGATTGAGATGTCTCTTAAGCTTTTCGGATATTGTCCCATTTTCACTGTAAGAGCAGCAAAAAAATCATCTCCACTCGCAATGTATGTCATACCTGCACAGATATTTCACATGGTTTCTTCCGGGAAACTATTTCGCCAGTATGATATAGAAGATATTGTTTCTAGAGTTTATCTTGAATGGAATGGTTTGCAAGAAGAATTATCCGATGAAGATTATTTTGTAATTTACGATAGTTCTGCAAATGTTAATGGCTCTAATCAGGATATAAAATTCTCTTCGGTTACAGACTCCCTTTCTATGCCAATTAATAACTGGATTGCAGCAATGGCAGCCAGTTATCAGTTAATTGTAAATGGTGGTCCCAAAGGTATTATTTATTCTGATTATACCGATAAGATGGGTAATCAGGCTATGACACCAGAGGAAAAAGAAATATTGGAATCTAAACTAAAAGAAAAATATGGTATTCTCAATAAATTTCCTATCCTGACGTCAAAGATAAAACTTGGATGGATTCCCTTAAATTATGATGCGTCCCAGCTTAAACTTCACGAAGAGGATAAGCGGTGTAGCAGAAAGATATGCAATGCGATAGGTATTGATTATAGTTTATTTGATGAATCTAAATATGACAACAAAAGCATAGCGGAAAAGTCCGCTTACCAAGGTCTTATTATTCCTGATTCAGAAAAAGTGTCAGAAGCTTTGACAGACGCAATTTGTCCCAAAGGTGTTTTTATAAAGTTGGATTATACTCATATTGATTGCCTTCAGAAAGACAAGTCCGCATCTTCTTCCGCTTTTCAAAAAATGGCTTCTTCTTTAATTCAATTAGTTGAAAAAGGTCAGATAACTCTTGATGAATCCAGGAATGAGCTGGCAAAGTTTATAGATATCGATCCTGATAATCCAAAAGGTGAATTAAAAACTAATAACTCTATTGAAAATGGACAAAACTAATAAATATAGCGGAAGAATGGGGATGCAGTATAAGACATTCTCTATTTATGCAAAAGAAGTAAACTACGACAATGAAAGCCGTACCATTAGCGGATATGCCGCCATTTTTGGGAACAAGGACAAAGCGGGTGATATTCTGATAAAAGGATGTTTTTCCAAGAGCATCCAGGACAGAGGGCCGGAAAGCCCGGCTAACGATAAGATAATTATGCTTTGGATGCATAATATGAATGAGCCTATAGGCCGGATTGCAGTATTAAATGAAGATGAAAAAGGACTCTATTTCGAAGCAAAAATAGATGAAGTCCCGAGGGGAGAACAGGCAATAAAACAGCTCGAATCCGGAACTTTAAACCAATTCTCAATCGGATATCAGTATGTGTGGGAGAATTGCGAATACGATGCGGAAAAAGACGCTTTCATAGTGAAAGAGGTAAAGCTTTATGAAATATCGGTAGTCTCTATCGGTTGCAATGGGGAAACAGAATATTTGGGGCTAAAATCCATAGAGGATGTCGAAAAAGCTTATGAAGAACTAAATACCGAAATATCAGAAGTGTGTTCAGGAATGCCTGCATCCAAACAGCAAAAGATACAAAGAATTATATCAAAAGCAATGTCACTTGCGTCATTCAGGCCGGAGATTCGGAAAGAACCTACACCTGAAGGAGGGGAAGCCGACAAGCACGGCAATAAAGTAAAATCAATGTTCAAAAATTTAAAATTAAAGTAGTATGGGAAAAGAAGTGAAAAAGGTTGAGTTTAAGGATTTCCTTGATACCAAAGGATTGTCCGAAGACGAATCTAAAGTTTTTGAAGTGTTTTCCAAGGGGCTGGATGGCTACATGGAGGCTCTTTTCGCCAAGTTCATGAATGATGAGATTGATTCAAAGTCAATGAAGGAATCAATTGATAATGCAACAAAATCTATCGAAGAACTGAAAAAAGAAATCAAAGGATTTGCAGATAGTGAATCTATCAACGAACGTTTAAAATCATTTGAAGAAACAATCGTTCGGATCAAGGCTGCGACCGAGAAAACAAAAGGAGGAGATATCAGACTTAAGTCTCTTGGAGAACAAATTGCTGATGCCTGCAAAGGCTTTGTAACCGAGATCAACGGAGTCAAAACTATTGATGTTGAAGCTCTAAAGAAAAAGGGCGGAGTTAAATTTGATGTCGTAGTGAAATCATCTGCTCCTGTAATGACTACAGGAGGAAGTCCTGTTGCCGGTGGAATTACAATTGACGATCAAATCAGTGTAGCCCCTCGTAAACGTGCTTCTATCCGTGACGTGGCTAATGTAGCAAGTATTTCTACTCCGTCTGTAGTATATGCTGAATTGAAAGATGTTACCGGTGATGCCGCATGGGTTCCCGAAGGAGGTTTAAAACCTTCAATGACAGCATCTGTGGAGACTGTTACCGTTTCTGCCGGAAAGGTAGCTTTGACAGCCAAGGTTACAACCGAAGTCTTACAAGATATTCCGCAATTGGAAAGAGAAATTGAAGCCGAGATTATCAATAAGATTGGCTTGAAAGAAGAAGATGGAATATTCAATGGAACAGGTTCTGGTGGCCAGATAAAAGGAGTTGGTGATTTAATTCCGGCATTCTCTCTAACGGGAATCGAAGTGTCCAAGTCCCCTAATATGTATGATGCGATTGTGGCCGCTTATACTCAAATTGTAAGTGTAAGCAATATGGCTTATTCTCCGAATGCCATTCGTATGAATCCGGTGGATTATGCTAATATGCAGCTCACAAAGAACGACAATGGTGATTATATCCGCCCATTTAAAATTGGGGATGAATTGATTACGGGACTTCGGGTTATCCAAGATCCGAACGTAAAGCTAGGATCTTTCCAGATGGGAGACTTTCGTTATCTATTTATCCGTGATTATGTTGCCCTTTCCATGAGCATTGGTTGGGAGAATGATGATTTCACCAAAAACTTGGTGACTATCTTGGGTGAAAAGAGAATGCTTGCTTATATCAAGTCTCAATATAAGACAGCATTCGTGTCTGACACATTCAAAAATGTGATTACTGCGATAACCAAAGGTGCTTAACGTGTTAAAATGTAAAATATGAAAAGAAGCAGTATTAATAAAGCAAAAAGCGACAACTCTTATAATATTGACTTGTCGGAAGTGTACAAAGTTACATTCCAAAAGGATTTCAGTGCATTTAAGTCGGGGGATGAAACCCATGTCTCCCTTCCGATTGCGATGAAATGGGTAAAGATGGGTGTAGTTTCAGAAACTTCTGAAATAACTTCTGCGGCCGATAAGGCTGGATGCTCTGACCTTTTGAAAAAAGATAAGAAGAAAGGAGAATAAACAATGATTATTGACGGCTCATATTTTACAGGATTGCTAAGTCTCGGTATAATCTGGGATATAGACGATGATTCAATCACAAGAAAAGCAGAGCGGGATAATCTCCAATCGTATATCGATTTATATGAGCGAAAGTTCCTCCGAATGGTCTTGGGGAAAAGTATGAGCCGTGAATTCATTGAATATCTTCTATCAGGCAAAAATGATGTCGATAAATGGGAAAAGTTGAAAGAAAAGCTTTCTCGTAAAGAATATAGCCCAATTGCTAATTATGTGTATTTTCACTATGTTAGGCGGTGTGGGGTAGTACAAACTCCGGTAGGGACTGTATATGCCTCTGATGATAAAAAGGCGGATCCAAATCCTCTTTTGATTTCTGCTTGGAATAATATGGTGCAGATGAATGAAGATTTGTATGATTTCCTGGAATCAGATAAGGGATATGACGGCTTTGTTTTTAACACAACTATGCTTGAACTCATAAATGGACTGGGAATATGAAATCAATAAACGACATATTCAGAGATATTGTAGATAATACTGCGAAAATATATGGCAGTAATGTTTCCTATATGTTTGGAGATTGGGAATATATTGCCGGGCAGTTAACTGAATGGAGTCAGTCGCAAGAGAGAAGCAAACTAAAGTTTCCTATTATATGCCTGTATTCTCCGTATATCGAGGATCGTACATCTAAGATCCCAAACGCCAGTCTTGAATTTATTATCATGGTAGATACTCGGAAGGAGTATCTTAATGAAGAAAGGGAAAGGGTGTCGTTCATCAATGTTCTACGACCTGTTTATGATGCTTTCATAAAAAGCATACTTTCATCTCCGGACATTGTTAATGAGTATAACGGTGTAATTCCTCATTTATATACAGAAAACTACCGATATGGAAGAAAGGGAGTGGAAGCTGACGGTAAACCATTTAGAGATTTCATCGACGCTATCGAGATAAAGAATTTGAATATTAAAATTAAAAATATTAAGTGCTATGGCAACAGAATTTAGAGAATGTGCCGGTATGGCTCAATTTAATACCGGTACTTCAAAATGTTTGCTTGATCCGGGAAAAGTAAAGGCTATTATTCTTACGATGCATGGTTATAAGCTTCCCGCAAATGCTACAGCGGAATTGCTTGAGGCGGCTTGTCATGATGACCGTCCGAATCGTATCTTCCCGATCAAGACAATTATTGAATATGCACCTTCCGGTGGGGAAGCCAACAAGGCAGCAGTCGGATATGGTCCTAACAAGATTACATCGTATTCCGCAAAGGATGATGTTTGGACAGTGGATGAATATGATGCCAGTCTGAAAGCGAATATCATGGCAGCCAAAGGTGTTGCTTTTGATGCGTACTTCGTAGATGAAAACAATGTCGTGTACGGAATGAATGACGGCACCGATATTCTTGCTGGTATTCCTCTTTCCGGTGTTTATCCGGGCGGACAAGACTGGGATTCATCCGGTACGGAGGCTAACCTTACTATTGGGACGATGTTCAAGGATTACGAAAAATACGTGAAGAACGCAGATTATCGTGTATACAAGTTCGATGTTGTGGAAGCCTTGAAAGGACTTGTGTATGTTGAACTCGTAAAACTCGACACAGGAGAAAACAATTATAAACTAAGAGAGCATTTTGGTGGTCTTGATGTTACCTCTTTCTTCGGTGCGGCATTGGCGGAAGGTGCATCTGCTTGCTTTGATGGAGAGGTGTCCGCTGTTAAATTTGAGAATGGAAATTTGGTTATCACGGCAACCGGCACTCCTTCCTTGAAGTCCCCTAAAGTTTTGCAGGAAAACGGTGTGGTTGGTATTGAACAGTGGGTATCATGAAAGTCGAGGGAATCAATTTTGTAGATGAAGAGGTACGGAAGATGAAGAAAAAGGAGTTCATTGCGAAACACAAGGTCTTTTTTTCTGACCGTACGGATTCTGAAAAAGAAAATATCCTCTCTGACATCTACGACAAGATTGTCGGTATCAGAACTCCTTCAGAGGGTATTATTTAAGTGGTTTGTTTTCAAGAGGGGAGGGCATTTGCCTTCCCTTTTCTCTTATAATTTGCGTATGGCTACAATAAAAGAAGTATTGGATAATGTGACAGCTTTTGTTAATGGGTTTGAAGGAGAGGTTCAACACACTATGGATTCGAACAAATCTCTTGTTAGGGAATTTGTGACAGAGCAGTTGTATTCAGGTGTAAATGGGAATGATAAACCATTGCGACCTACTTATTTGAACGATCCTTGGTTTGCTACTGATGAAGCCGGAAAGTGGAAGAACAATGCGAAGGGGTACGCTAAGATGAAGAAGAGAATAACAAAACCTACTCCCTCTTTCCAGGGGTATCCGGCTAGGGATATTTATACTCCCAACCTCATTATAACAGGGGAATTTTATGATTCTATACGTGTCTCTTCGTCCTCAAAGGGGTTGAAGATAGAAACAAGAGGAAGCGACATAGGACCGGATATAGAAAGGAAGTATGGAAGTGCCATATTGGGAGTAGGAGTGAAGTCCCGTGAATACTTCCTCGAATATGTGCTTAACCCGGCGCTTAAGAATTACTTTTCAAAATTTGGCGTATTATGAGTTGCTGGTGTCAAGGTAATAAACGGCTTGCTTATATAGAGAGAATGCGGGAAATCGCAAAGAAGGCGGCTAAAATGGAGAAATCGGTGTATGTCCTATTCAAAAAAGAGGATGGCAGTATTTGGTATGCAAAAGAGGGAGAAGATTACAAAGGTGTTTTCGTCGAATATATATATCCGTAATACGAAGAATAGGATAATATTCAGGGTGTGCGGTTAGAAAAATCACGGGGATTATACAAAAAACATAGGAAAAATAGAACAATAAAATACCGTCGAAAGAAAAATAAAATAATTGTTTGCCAAATAATAAAAACTTGCTATATTTGTAGTGCGATACAGCTTGGGGAAGCGCATATAAGATATTAAGTATTTCCATAGAGTTGGGAATATATAAACAGTGCCGAAAGATCCTCAAGCGTTCGGTGCTGTTTTTTTTATATTCCTGTGTGTGAAAGGACACACTACGAAAATTGTATGAATGATATTCAGATTTTCAAAAATGAAGCTTTCGGTGAAGTTCGTGTAGCCGGAACAAGTGAAGAACCATTATTCTGCTTGGCAGATATATGTAAGGTGGTTGAATTGACAAATCCTTCATCAATTAAATCAAGATTAGAAAAGGAAGATGTGCAAATGATTGATTTACACGACCTAAACCCGGATATGGAGATTGTGGGTAACTCAATGGCTACATTTGTGAATGAATCAGGGCTGTATGATACGCTTTTACTAAGCAGTAGCAATAAGGTTAGACCTTATAAAAGATGGATTATACACGAAGTATTACCTTCTATCCGCAAGCATGGCATATACGCTACCGACAATGTTATTGACCAGATATTGAATAACCCGGATTTCGGAATCGAGCTTCTCACTAAGCTAAAAGAAGAACGGTCGGCACGTATTGAAGCAGAGAAACAAGTAGCAGTACTAACTCATGTCAATAAAACCTATACATGTACGGAAGTTGCTAAAGAATTAGGGCTTAAATCGGCAATTGAACTCAATAACCGTTTAAAAGAACTTGGCGTACAATACAAAGTTAATCAGACATGGGTACCATACACTAAATACTCTACGCTTGGTTGGTTTGATATAAAGCAAGAGGTTGCTGACAACGGACATATTATCTACCATAGAAAGATTACCGGAATTGGTAGACAGGGCATCATCAATCTGTTGGCAATGTAAATCATAAAGAAAGGGCAGCTTTAAAAGCTACCCTTTCCTGTTGATTGGCGTCAACTAATGTGCCGGACCGAAGCCCCCTGACAAAATCTATTATAATGCTTCTATTTTGGTTTCTTCTTTTAATCCTAAGTATTCATTATCATCTTTTAGCCCTGTAAGCCCAAACGGGGTTTTGCGTTCATGCAGACATTTTTCAGTCAAATCATTAACAAGGCCGATAATATGTATAAGTGTCTCGATTGTACACTTGTTGTCATCAAACACATAATCATCTGCGTTGAGAATATCCTTAATCAAGTTCAGCAACCCAGATGATAAGCCGAACATACCGGCATGGTCTAAAATCTCTTTACCGAACTTTGCCAGTTCGCAAACTTGGTCTGCATTCAGACCTTCAAACTTTTCTCTAATTTCTGAAAATTCCATAGTGATATATTTTTATTAGTGTGATTCGTGTGATTCGTTTTATTTTGATGATTTACAGCATATAAGCTGTATTTTTAGTCGTTGTAAAAGAAGCGTTCGCTCCCCTTACGGAACACCCTATAACTTACGTACAGAGTGCCCAGCACTATTAATAACTCTAACATGGCGGTGTGGTTATGCGGCTTTAGAAAGCTCTTTAAACTTGTTCAAGAAGTAAACCTGCCCCTTGCCTGTTACGTAACAGGTGTGCTTGATAAACGCAAGGTTACCCCCCTGCATTACCGCATTTTCAGTTACGAAGAAAAGGAACATCTCCGCCGCCTTTTGCGTAGGGGTGTAATCGTTGTCATACTTTCCCTTTGATTTGCTCCACCGCTTATGGCGGATAAGATACTTCTTCTCTACCAACCAATCATACAGGCGGCACTCTCCGATTTTGAATCCGTTCTGCGTGATTAGCTTGGCAAGGTCACGGACAAGGATATTAGTCGGGGAATTCTTCACGCACTCGGTAAACACTACCGCAGGCTTCGTTTCTTCGATGATTACCTGTTTCTCCACTTCCAGCTTTTTAATCTTCTCTTCGGATGCTTCCAAACGCTTTTGAAGAATCTGTTGGGAGCGCATGAGGATATAATCGTCATTTTTGAGTAACGCTTCACGTCTATTGAACTCGTTAATGAACCTTTCTTTGAACTCTCCGGCTTTTGTGCCTGTGTAACCCATGACGAGGAAAGAAAAACCGTCCTTTGTCATTTCGTAGTAGTGGTAAACTTGACCATTTTGTGGGTGGGTGTAGGGGGTATGCGCAAAATTGCGCACCCTAAAATCATCTGAACATGAGAGCCTTTCAATATCTCTCAATACATCTTTGTGGTTCTTTCCGAACACTTCCGCAACGATTAGTGAAGTAGTAACATCGTTGCCATTACTGTTTTGAAAAACTAAATCATTCATGACTGTAAGCATTTAAGTCATTATAGGCAACAGAAAAGCGGTTGCCATATACGCTGCTTACAGTCCGACAAACTTTGCCCCGAAGAACAAAGCAATGACTACGTATAGACAACCGCCTAATATCTTTAAGTATTGAGCACAAAAAATGCCCAACAACTATTGAGCAATTAACCGCTGCTCTGCGAAGCAATAAAGTTTGCCAAACTGTAAGCATTGCAAAGGTAGTAACACTTTCTGTATTTACAAATAATTTCTTCATTTTCTTTCAAGTTTTCGATATAGTTGTGGCTGTCCGGCATTGAAACGGACTGCTGTAAATGAATTAGGAAGGGGGGGATGGTTATGCTGCTGTATTCAGCTCACCTTTTATCTGCTTGATAGCTTTCTTTACATTCCATCCATTCTCATACAAAGCTATAATAAACCTTCTTCCTTTCTCCGTCCAAACGGTGTACGAGTTTGTCCCTGTGGAACCGTCCGAACGGGTGAAGGTATTGGTGCGGGTGTCGTGTAGCTTCCATGCGGAATAAGGGGAGTACAGAAGCCATTGCCCGGATTGATAAAATATTATTCCGGCTTCATTCAGTTTCTTGTGTAGTTTCTCCGCAACCATTCCGATTTGTTTGGCTACCTGTGTGGAAGTAAGCGTGTTGACCGATTGCAGGTGGGTGTCGTAGTAGTTGACTTTAGGGGCTGCCTGCTTGATTTCCTTTTCTTGCAACTCGATAGTGGCTTGCTGTTGTTCCGTTTCGGCTTCGAGTTGCTTTAGCCGTTCTTCACGCTTTGCAAGGGTGGCTTGTGCGATGGTGAGGGCTCTTGCCATGATTTCTTCGGGAGTATCGTCCGCTTTGGTGGAGATGTATCCACCGGTTTCTAATACAGTGGGGATTACTTCATCGAAAATCCAGCTTTCTACTTTTTCGGCTTGTGGAAGTGTCGAGTTTGCGACCAAGCGGATTACATTACCTTTAGAGACTACTTTGATTTCCCCTGTTTGTTCGTAGGTAGTACCGTCTTTCTTTAGACCCTTTTTTACCACCCCCTCGCAAAATGCGACCCCGTCTGATTTGCAATGTCTTATCACCGCATCATTAGGATTCGCATACCCCAAACACTTTGCAACATCAGTTGCAGAAAACATAACTTGACCGTTTATTACTACGGTACGCACTTGCCCGAAGATAGGCGATTGGAATAGTTTTAATTCTTCCATGATAATTTTGACAATAAAAAAAAGCGTATGTTACCTGTTGTCAAAGCTCTCATGGATACTTTGCGGGCATTACTGCTACCGCACAGGACATACGCTAAATATCTTTAGTTACGTACAAGCATAAAAAATGCCCTCCAATAAATATTGTGGGCTACGCTCGCCCATGAGATTTTTGACGCCGCAAACATACAAACTATTTTTGAAAAATGCAAGAAAAAACAACTTTTTTACGTGACGCATGATGATATATTGTAAATTATTTGATAAATAAAGATATTTAAACGTATCTTTGCCAAATAATTGTAAAACACTAAAATACACACAATCATGAAGAAAATCTTATTTTTGTTAGCTATCTGTTTGTTATCAGTATCAATAAGTGCTCAAGTAGTGAGGGCGGAAGAACTTGAAAAGTATGCAAAAGAGAGGTACGGAGAAAAATGGACTGAAGCTGCTGAAAACTTGTCTAAAGAGTTGGCTCTAGATAAAAACAATTCATTAACCTACCAACAGGTTATAGAATGCGGTAATCAAACCAAAGAGCAACTATATGTTATATTGAACCATTGGGTCACCGCATCTTTTAATGATGCAAATTCTGTTATAAAATTGAATGATAAAGAACTGGGATCTATTATAGCTGAAGGATATGTTGATAATATCGCTGAACATCTTGGAGGAATGAGTCGTTATAAAGTGAGTATGACTCCTATTATAAAAATTGATATTAAAGATAAGAAGATTCGTGTGACATATACTCTTCAATATTATAATGTTGAGAAAGTTATAGGAGGTGGAATTATATCAGCTTTCTCTGACGGTACTCAAAAACCGCAATTAAATATTGAAAAATGGACTATTGACACTTGTTATCCTTTTAGTGAAAAGGATCAGCATAAAGCAAAGAAGACATCTTCCAAGGCTCTTGTAATGGCTCATGCTTATTCTAATGTAATAATGGATAAAATAGAAGAAGCCGTAAAACATGGTTTGGTAGGTAATGAAAATGATAATTGGTAAATAGTATATGAGAAATTTTATATTCATTTTATTTTGTTTCCTTTTTCTTTCTTGCTCTAAAGAAGAAGAGGAAAAATGCTGCTGGACCTTTAAAATTAGAGTAGCTACATATACATATAAAGGTCAAACTGAAAAGATGGATGCAACCTTCTTAGACAAGAAAATATGTGATTTAACTGAATCTGAAGCTAATGAAAAGAAAGAAGAAATATATAATGTTTCTCACGGATCTCAAGGTGGATATAGAGTTAAAATAGTAACCGAGGTTATAGCTATGGGGAAATCCAGATAACCTTTACTCCTAACTTCTTCCCGCCCTTCGCAAGAGGGGCGTTTTTATTTTCCAAGAGTTAAATATCTCATATTGCATTGAAAATTCAGTTGGAAAAGTTGTATTTTTATATAACTTTTTCTATCTTTGTGCCATGAGAAAGATAATCACATATAAAACCTATTTCAGTGACTTCATTAACAAGTTATCCAAAGATGAAGTAAATAAAATACGTCGTGCATTAGACCTGTTTAAGGTAGAAGATAAAATGCCACGACATTTTATAAAGTTTATACGTGATGGAATTTATGAGTTCCGTGTAACTTATGGAAACAATGAATTCCGCATATTTTTCATATATGACGGTGATACTATTGTGGTTCTTTTTAATGCATTCAAGAAAAAAACGCAAAAGACCCCCAATAATGAAATAGAAAAAGCAATAAAATTAAAGGAGGAATATTATGCAGCTAAAAGAAATCAGTAAAGACATCTATGATGTAGATACTTGGTTGGACGAAGGTCTTGGAAAGGAGGGAACTCCCGAGCGTGAGAAAAACCGTGAAAAGGCATGGGAGGAATACAACGCCCAAATACTTCTTGAGGCACGGAAAAATGCACGCCTTACGCAGTCAGAACTTGCTAAGCGTATTGGGGCTGACAAAGGATATATTTCAAGGATTGAACGTGGGTTAACTGTTCCTACTGTTGCTACATTGTATAAAATAGCTTCTGCTATGGGGCTGACAGTGGAACTACGTCCTGCATAGAGTAAATACGATCTTCAATCTTTCTTTAATTACTTTGATTGGATTAATGTGAGCCAGTTTGCCAAGAAGGCAGGAATAAACGAATCAAAGATGTGCCAGTACAAAAACGGATTGGCATTTGCTGGAGAATCAACAACAAAGAAGATTCTCGATACCATAAAGAATATCGGAGCAGAGTTACAATCTGCGACTTTATAAATTCAGAGCTTTTAAATTCAAATTACCGCCCATCCAAAGATGGGCGTTTTTCTTTCTAAAGAGTTAAAACCGTTAAAAACCAATAACAGACATAGTTAATTATTCAATCAATCAATCAATCTTAATTTGTATTATTTATATTTGCACTATCAAAGTAGCGCATCAAAGTAATGTAACTATAATACGTTACGAACAAAGATATAACTAATTCTGTTAGTGATACTATAGGTGCTACTTATAGAGAGTTTATTCTAATTCATTTGAAATGGGAAATATAAAGTTAAAATCGAAAAAGACTAGTTTTCTAAAAAGAGACTCTTCTACTGATGTTAGAAAAAACAAATCTAACATTAAGTTTGTATTGACTGACGTTTCCAAACAAGAACTTGAGAAGAGAAGAATCCCTGTATATTCTTTTGTTATTTGAAATATAATCTATAGAGAGTAATCCGTAAAACATAAATTAAACCAAGAAACTAATGGGAAGTGAACTTAAAAGAGGAGTATGTAAAAAGACTCTGAAAAAAAAGAGAACTCGCATATTAAAAACTAAAGGCGAGAGGCTTGGTTGGGAACCATTAGATAATGAAAAAGAGGTTCCCTTGAGAACTATTGTCGGAGAAGGTAATGTAGTTAGTACCTCATGCTGTTTTGTATCTATTAATAATAGAAGAGTAATTTTATAATAAATAAAATATAAACAAACCATAATACCACATCATGAAATCTAATAATTCCAATACAAAAACGTTTCCTAAAAAGGCTATAAATAAAGCCCCGAATAAGGTAGTATTCAAAAGGGTTACTATCAAGGAACATAAGGCATACAGAATACCTGTATATGATTATCTTATACCGTAATGAAAATTCTTCCACCTTTTTACGGTTCTGAATTTATTATGTGTAAACCTTCCACATCTGAAGGTATGATTAGGATTGATTTATGGCGCTTTAAATCAATGAAAAGTGGAAAGATATATCTTGTAGATGTAGAAGTATATGAGAATAATGTGTACGCTATTAAATTCTATCTTAAATCACAAGCTCATTTGAATAATAGATACAGTTTTCAAACAAATGATTTTGAGCCAAGAAGGATAGTTATGAGCTGTATATATATAATGCGACATTACTTTGAAAGTGATAATAATTCATCTTTTGCATTTATAGGTGCTAATAACATTGGAGAAGATAAAAGTTGCACCAAACGTTTTCGCTTTTACCGTACAATGGTCAACACCTATTTTGGTACAGAAACTTTTGAACATCGTACTGACGAAAAAAATAGTGCCTATTTACTTTTAAGAAAAACATCTTTACAAAGCGGAAATGTTAAAACGGCAGACATAGAATCCTTCTTTAGAAATATATACATTCTTAACACATAAATAAAGCGGAGTAACCTCCGCTTTTCTTTTGCCGTTTTATCTTATCTTTATTGATTCTAAATAGCTTGTAAAATTCACCAATTCTTTTTATATTTGTGCGGAAACTGTGTCAAGTGGCATGGTACTTAATTCGCACGTTATATGGCTAATGAATTAAAAATTACAGATGTAGTCGATCAGGGCGTTTTCGATGATCTAAAGAAACTAAAAACAGAATTCAATGAAAACTATGCCGCCTATAAGCAATTTATAGAGCTATTGGCAAGTGGGATGAAGACCAGTCCTAAAAATTATCAAGAACTTTCCGATAAATCCAATGCGTATAATAATGCGTTAAACAACCTGATTACTACCCAAAACAAATTGGCGTCTATTCAGGAGAGACAGAATAAACTGCTGGAAGACTATGGCAAGAAGGTAACAAAATTGCTGACGTTAAATACATTGCCTAAGCAATTTGATGATCTGACAAAAACCATAAATAAGCTTTCTGGTTCTTTAGATGTGCTTTCTTCTAAATTTCAAAGTACCTCCAGTGCACAAAATTCAGCCGCACAAGCCAATCAGTCTTATACGCAATCGGCAAATCAACTGAATCAGGCTATTTCAACTACAGAAGCAAAATACACAGAAATAGTTGATAACATATTAACCTATGATAGCCATGTAACTAAGCTGACGGCAGATACGATTCAGAATAAAATTCGAATAAAAGAGCTTGGCGATGAATTAAAGTCTTTGGATAAGGAGTATAAGAATGGGGCTATTGGAATTACTGAATATCTCAATAAATCAGCCCTGTTAAAACAAAGACAAACAGAGCTGTCGGAGCAAAACAAGCAATATTCCAATTTAATCCGGAATCATTCAGCAGTTATCATTTCAACAGCTAGCAGTTATAATGAGATGAATGCTGCGGTATTAGCTCTTGAAAAAAGGCTTAAGAATATGCCTAAAGATTCATTTTTGGGAGCTGAAGGGCAAAATACTTTACAGCAAATACAGACTTTAAAAAATGAGTTAAAGTCTATGGATGCTCAAATGGGTAACTACCAAAGAAATGTAGGTAATTATACTTCCCATTGGAATGGATTAAATATGTCGGTTCAGCAAGTAGCACGTGAATTGCCATCTTTGGCTGTCGGATGGAATACTTTCTTCCTTGCAATATCCAACAACTTGCCAATGCTTGCCGATGAATTGAAGAAGGCAAGAATTGAGTATCAGGCAATGCAGGAAGCCGGAGAAAAGGGTATTCCTGTATGGAAGCAATTAACCAAATCTATTTTCAATTGGCAAACAGCATTAGTTGTGGGAATTACTTTGCTTTCTGTATATGGAAAAGATATAGCAGAGTGGATATCTAATTTAGTTAGAGGAAAGAAAATCGTGTTAGAAACCGTAAATGCCACTAATCAATTCCATGAAGCTATGCGGAAAGGCGTGTCTGGCACTGTAAAAGAACGGACAGAATTGAAATTATTGTATGATGCTACTCAAGACTCCACACGGTCTATGAAGGAGAGAAAAAATGCAGTTGATGAACTCCAAGAACGATATCCTAATTATCTAGGAAATATCAAAGATGAGGATATTTTAGCTGGGAAAGCATCAGATAGTTACAAAGCATTAACATCTGCATTAATAGAAAATGCCCAAGCAAGAGCCGTTGAAGAAACAATGGTAGAAAATAACAAAAAGGCTCTTGAATATGAAAACAAAATGAGATCAGCTCTCGTTGATCGTTACCAAATACAAAAAGAAATAGATAAATTAGAGGCAGAAGGTCCCAAAATAGTTGTACAAAGAGGGGGAGGGGCTTATGATGAAAATGCGCTTGCGCTTGTTGGTTTAAGAACTAGACTTGAAGAAGCGGAAGAAAGAATGAACAGTTATAAAAAAACAGCAAATGATTTTAAAAGAGCAAATGAAGGATTAGCTGAGAGCATCAATATTAATAATTTATTAGCTTCGCCTACAGATAAAGGTAAAAAATCGGCTGACGGACAAGACAAATACCAAGAAGACATTGATAAACGCCTTTTCGATACCCGTATTTCCCTTATAGATGACGAGTATAAAAAAGAAAGAGCGTTGGCGCAAAAGAAGTATAAGGAAAATATAGCATTTATCAAAGGCAATTCAGAAGAAGAGAATAAGCTAAGGGCTAATTATAAAGAAATACTTCAAAACGAGTTGTCGGCTATTGACAAAAAATACTTGGATAAAATAGACGAAGAAGAAAGGAAAAGGGTAAAGGATTCTGTTAAGTATCAATTGGAAGAGAAGCAACGAGAATATGCAACATTGGCTATTGTGGCTTCTCAAAATATGCAAAAAGAGATTAATGACGAATTAGAGCGATACAGGCAGGGAATCATTTCTAAAGAACAATACGAAAAAAACAAAGCTGAAATAACTCAAAAATACGCTCTTCTAGAGGCTCAAAGAGCGATCGATCTTCTCAAAGAGCAAATAGATATTTCCGGTCTATCCGATGAGGAAAAGTTTAAAATAAAAGAAGCTCTGGCGAAAGCAGAAATAAATTTATCCAACAAGGTGCGTGAAGCTAAGGAAAAAAATAGGGATAAGGAAACGGAAGATGAGAAGAAGTATTGGGCAGAGTTGGAGGCTTCATTACAGCATTTGGAAAATGTCAGCAATAATGCAGTAGATGGATTAGGCACGTTATTTAGCGGGTTAATGAGTCTAATTACAAAAGTTGTCCGTGATGGTAAACTAGGAATTGAAGATTTATTAGGTAGTATCAGTGCAATATCGGAGGGGCTAACTTCTATCATGGTTGGAATGTATGACCAACAAATAGAGAAGATAGAAGAACAACAGGAAAAGAACGAGGAAGCCGGGGAAGAAGAGATAGAACGTATAGAAAAGCTGGCAGAAGATGGGGCTATCTCTACGGAGGAAGCGGAGGCAAGGAAAAGGGCAGCGGAAGACAGGACTGCTCAAAAAGATAAGGAACTCGAAAAGCAAAAGGCGGAATTAAAGCAAAAACAGGCTAGGTGGGATAAGTCAAATTCTATAATACAAGCAACAATGGCTACAGCATTGGCTGTTACTAAAGCGTTGCCAAATTTTGTGCTTGCTGCTATTGTTGGCGCTATGGGAGCCGCTCAAGTAGCTATAATTGCCGCCCAGCCAATCCCCAAGTATGCAAAGGGAACCGACAACCATCCCGGAGGATTGGCTATTGTCGGTGATGGAGGTAGACAGGAAGTGATTGAAACGGATAATGGTGCCTATATCACTCCGGCTGTTCCTACATTGGTAGATATTCCAAAGAGGGCAAGGGTTATCCCTAATTTGGTGGATTACCGCAAGATGTCGTTGCACTCTGACGCTTTGATGTTGGATAGACAAAGGAGAAGTAACGACGGTGATCCGGTGATTGTTAACGTTAATAACGATTATCGTAGGCTCGAAAGGAATACAGAAGCAACCAATGAAGGAATAGCAAAATTAAATAGGACATTCCGCAAGATGGCTAGGGCTTCCGAATATCATCGTTTGGCAAATAGAATTTAACTATAACTTAATCATCGTGTGAAGGAGCACGTTACTTTATTATGGAAAACTTAAAAGAATTAATTCCTATTCAGGAGAACAATGGTGGAAAGAAAGCTGTTAATGCACGTGATTTACATGCTTTTCTTGAAAGTAAAAGAGATTTTTCTAACTGGATAAAAGACCGGATAGAAAAATATGATTTCATTGAAAATAAAGACTATCAGGTTTTCAACAATTTTGGCGAAAACCCCAAAGGAGGTCGCCCGGCTATTGAATACGCTATTTCTATAAGTATGGCAAAAGAACTTTCAATGATTGAAAACAACGAGCGAGGTAAACAAGCACGAAAGTATTTTATCTCTTGTGAAGAAATCCTCACCGGACAAAAAGAACTTTCCCGCAAGGAACTTGCTTTAATGGTGATACAAGCCGAAGAAGAGAAGGAGAGACTTCAATTAGAAAATAAGCAGACGAAAGCCTTGTTGGAGCAAAAAAAAGAGCAATTAGATGAATCTAAGGAATGGTTTTCTATCAAAAGATACGCAAAAGAAAATGGTCTAAATTGGAGGAAAATAAACTGGAGGGCATTGAAAGCTTTGTCTTTCGAACATGGATATGATGTAAAAAAGATCTTTGATGCCAACTACGGACAAGTCAATATCTATCATATTGATGTTTTTAATATGTATTTATCTCACTAAGGTATTCATTATGCTATACACCGACCTAGACAAAATCCCCCTAGATACATTCATAGATGTACTCACAGGAGATAAGAGCAAACTAATAATTAAGGGCAGACATTCCGATGAAGAACTGTCCGAACAATCGGAAAAACTTGTCACAGAATATGTGGAAATAATCGGAGGCGCTTCCTTCCTGTCGGAGATGTCAAAAAGAAACAATATCATCAACCTTCACATAAAAATAGAGTGTATGAAGGGCGTTGAGGTTATGATTAAAAACAATGATTGGGCGGACGCAGCGCATATTCTTTCAGAATTCGGATTTTCTTATTTCCCTTCCGAACACGATAAGATACGCAAGAAAGCGGCTTCCATCCTTTCTATGAGTAAATACATGCTTGAGCGGATAAATGCCAAGGAGAAGCCCGAAAGTGCCTCTAAAATGGATAAAAACTACTTTGTCCGTGAACGTGTCGCTGTGATGTCTCATTATGGAATGCAAATCCGGAAGAATGAAATTAGCGCAAAGGAATATGCCTTCATGGTAAAACGTATGTGTGAGGATATAAAATCAATGAATATTCATAAGAAAAAATAGCCATGTTTAAATGTGAGCTTTTGATTAGAGAAAAAAGGTATGATGTAACCGATGATTTGAAGAATTGGGACGATTTTGAACTATCACATAAACGTCCCAATTATGATGGAGTGGTACGGTCATATTCTACGAGTTTTGAATTTGTGAATAATGCTTTTATTCTTCTGAAAAAGGAATATCGGTCTAGGTATATGGAGGCTTCTGCTTCTGTTATATTCTCGTTGAGAAATAATAATTGGGAGTATGACGAAGTATTCCGGTGCGCACTGGATTTTTCCACATATTCGGAAGATGGTTACGTCGTTTCTATCAATGCTATTGATAATACGCTATCCGCTATTATCAAAGCTAAAAAGAGTATTCAGTATGAATATCCGGTAGTTGACCTTTATACTAGGAATTTGAAATATGATGGACTTAAATTTCAGTATGAAGCTAAGTATGTATCAGGTGGAAGTAGCGTAGAAGATGATGATGAATTACAATATATACAATATCACGGGCAAATTGTTGATGGGGGTCCTGCTGCAATAAGTTTTCCATTATACAAATTAGACAACAGTGAATTGCCGAAACTGGATTCTCCTTTAGTATTCACGGATGAGCCTTTTTCTTCCGACGGAAGTGTTCGTACATTTGCGGAAGCTTTATCGGATATTGATATAATAATAAACCTTTCATTCTCTTTTTATATCGTTGATGATACAAACAAGGGAACTACGTATGCTCAAATTGTATTGTTTGTGAAAAGGGCAAATGGAACGATTGAGCAAAAAATGAGAACTCAAAATACTGAGGGCAATACTCCGACCGTTGTTGATGAAAGTATAAACATAAGCCTTCATACTGGAGATATGATTGGAATGGATTTGTTATTGTACAATACTGCCACACCTATAACAATGACGTGGACCACTTATCTTAGAAATTTTTCTATGGCAGTAAATTTCAAATCCCAAATCAAGCCTGTCAATATCGACGTAGTATCCCCCATCGAACTTCTCAACAAACTACTAGCCAGTATGAGTGAAACCACCGACACCTATTACGGCGTAATTGACGACTATGCCCCTCAGATGAGCCTTGACAGGCTGTCTACCGTTTACATCATGGCAGCGGAAAGTGCCCGTGGGCTTCCAAAGGCAAAAATATACACTTCGTATAAGAAGTTCTGTGACTGGATGGAAGCGGAGTTCGGATATGTCCCTGTTATAAATGAAAATACTGTAACTTTCAGGCACCGTGATAAATTGTTTAGCTCAACGATAGTAAAGGATCTAGGAACAGAAATCAATGACTATGAGTTGTCTGTCAATGATTCATTGATATATTCTTCGGTAAAGGTAGGATATGAAAAACAGGACTATGATTCAATCAACGGACGTGATGAATTCCGGTTCACTAATGAATTTAGTACCGGTCTTAAACTTTTGGATAATACCCTTTCGTTGATAAGCCCTTACCGTGCCGATGCGTATGGAATTGAATTTCTTGTGCAAAAGAGAGGTGAGGATACTACAGATAGCGATAGTGATAACGATGTGTTTTTTGTCAGTTGTGACCAAGATGGGGTAAATCTTAAACTTTACAGACCATATTCTACCGCCCAACTTTCCGGGCTGCTAAGTCCAGAAACTATGTTCAATATCCAGTACTCACCCAGATTCATGTTGGAAGCGAACAAGAAGTATATTGGTGCCTGCATTAGATTATTGAAATTCGCTTCTTCTGACGGAAACAGTGATGTATCCATAGATGGAGTAAGGGAAACGGATGATCTGTTAATCCCGGAACGCCTGTTTACAGTCGGGGAGGTCAGCATAAAGACCAGCGACATAGATGTTCCTTCAGATCTGACCGGACTTGTAAGGTTCACGAATCAAGGCGAGGCGATAACGGGATATATTAAGAATCTTTCGTTGAATATAGCCAAAGAAAAAGGGAGTACCTACACGCTGATTGTGAGAGATATAAAAAGTTGATAATCCGTTGTGTTTATTATATAAAAAATAGTATATTTGCGGTACAGTGTCATGTGGCACTCTGACCCAATTAAGAACGAAAAGACCGTATGATTAAAACAGGAGACATTTGCCCATTGTTCTTTAACCCTTTAAAGAACGAATTCCAACAGGATATAGACTATATCCAAAAATTCTACACTACAGATAAAATATTGATCCAAATCTTCTCGGATGATTATAGTGATGTAGTATCAGCTGCTATCTGTGATAATATTACCAATGAGGATAATGATATATTATTGGATGAATATAGAGTCAATGATACTACACGTCTATTTACAGCGAGTATAACAGGTCTGAAAGATTCTGTGTATACTTTGAAGATTCGGGAGGATAACTCCGGCACTAGCATAGTAAGCGAACCTTTCTCTGTTTGTTCGGATCCTATGCTTTTGCAGGAAACTTGTTTGATTAAATATTCCAATAAAGATAATAATTCAAGCTTTGACAATCATTTTTGGGTTGATGGAGTACAGCAATACTTTGAATTCAGAGTAGAAGGAGGATTCAAGCCGGGAGGGGTTTCCCAGAAAGTTGATAATGAGCAGTTCCGAACCCAACAGCAGAAAATTATAGAACTTTATTCCGTTCCTTACGATACTTATACTTTCACGTGCGGGAATGCTTCAGGTGTTCCGTATTGGATTATCCAATTTATAAATAATATACTTTCTCTCTCATATTTTGACGTGAATGGAGAATGCTATGTGCGATCCGGCAATTCCAGTCCGGAGAAAACACAAATTTCCGAAGACGGACAAATGTTTAATATGACTATACTTCTTGAAAAAATGGGAATGTCGAGAATTAGTACAAATGGATCGTCGACGAGTAAATTCATTATCTTAAATACTCCGGAGTTGTTAACTGTTGATAGACCATCTTTGCTTTTAAGCAATGAAGATGCGAATAATATAAAGAAGCTTTACTACGATGGAGGGTATAGTAAAATGCATGTACACTATGGCGGAGAGTATACGGCTAATTCAGGATTGAATATCCCTATTTCCATTTATAGTCCGTATTTTTTGGATAATGATATTCAAGTTGGTTCCTGGATGAAATTGTCTTGGATAAATCCGGATGATCCTTCTTCAATATGTAGTATGACACTTACAGTCCAGAATGATTATTCCATAGAGGCGGGTATTCCAACTGAAACTAAATTGGCATTAAAATCGGACTTGTCATTATATGCCTTAGCCGACCTCTCCAATGCCATGACTGTATCACTCGGTCAGAACGGTTATGCTAAGTTTAATAACGGTCTGCTGATACAATGGGGATATTTTAGCGCCGGTGCTTCAAACAATCAGTCTATCCGTTTCCCAGTATCTTTCAAATCCTGTTTTTCCCTAACTTTTTCCAGTTCTACGGATAATACGGATAATTCTATATGGTCTGTGAATTATGCAGCTATATATGCTTCATATTTTACGGTTTATAGAAGATATGCAAATGTGGGAAGTGTATCCCCTTCTTCGCAGTCATTCAGATGGATAGCAATAGGAAGTTGGAAATAATTAATAAAGAATAATTATGGAACAAAAAATGTATTGGAAAAACGGATTCTACGACACACCCCAAGAAGGTGCAATAGAGATTACGAAAAAGTATTGGCAAGAATTATTAGACGGTCAATCATCCGGAAAGCTTATTGTTACCAATGATGAAGGGTATCCTATACTGGTCGAGCATGAATATACGATTGACGAACTGAAAGAGATGAAGATAGCGGAAATCAACGCCTATGACAAGTCGGATGCCGTCAACTCTTTCACGCTTGCCGGAAAACAGATATGGTTAGACAAAGACACCCGTGTCGGGCTGGTCAACTCAATCGGTATTGAGAAAGAATCCGGACGGATGAATACCACGCTTTGGTACAATGCGGAGAAGTACGTTATCCCTGTTGATACAGCCCTGCAAATGCTCAACCGGCTTGAATTGTACGCCCTTGACTGCTACAATGTGACGCAATCTCATATTGCGGCTGTGAAAAGCTTGTCTGATGCCGGACAAGTGGAAGCCTACAATTACAAAACCGGATACCCTGAACAGCTCAATTTTGTATTATAAACTCAAAAACAGATAAAGCTATGATTCTATTAGTACTATTATCATTTATTCTCATCGCAGGCTATGTTTATGCGATGATTAAGAAAGGGAAAGAAATCCCTTATTCAATCAGTGCCACCTACTATGCGCTGACACACAAATTTTGGTTCGCTCTGTGCATGATTGGCTCCGGTGATCTGCTTCTTCCGGCAGCTTTGGAATCAAGTACGGAGAACAGCCAGTTTCTTGTATTCCTTTCGGTTGTCGGTATGGTTGTGCTCGGTGTGTCTCCCAATTTCAAATCGGAGCAAAAGGTTCCTCATGCAATAGGTGCCGCCATGTCCTTAATATTCTCCCAAATATGGGTAGGATGCAACAGTTGGTACTGGCTTCTGTTATGGTCGGGATTCATTATTTACATGATTGTCTCCATGAAGAAGCATTGGACGGGTAACTTCATCTCCGATTTCATAAAGAGAAAGCCGATGTTCTGGATTGAGGTAATTTCATTGTTGACCGTTTATCTTACTTGTCTATGGTAAAGGGTCAGTTAACTCGTACAATCAGCTCATCCGTATTTTTCGGTGAGCTGTACGCTCTGATGTGGGATATGAGATGGCTCATGCTCTTTATCTTAATCCTTATAATCGTGGATATGTGGTACGGAGTAAGCAAGTCCATCAAGCGTGGCGAAGAGTTCCGGAAGAGCCGTTGCGTCAAACGCTTCCTGCTTAAATGCGGTGATTATATCTGCCTGCTGATACTTGGTGCCGTTCTTGGCAAGGCTATCGGTGAGCCTTTGGGAGTTTCCGCATTGGTTGTTTCTGTGATAGTTGTCCTTATCGGCTGTTTGGCAGAACTTGAAAGCATTAAATCCAACTATTGTGAGACAAAAGGAATCCATAAGGATATCAATGTGTTCAAACTGCTGCTTGTATTGGTCGGCTTCAAGAGCAGGGAGTTGGAGAAAGCGATTGAGGAATCTGTAACGGATAAGAAGAAGGATGAGCTGGATAAATGAAAGTAACCGTATCAAGCACCTGCTCTACGCCATCCCGGCAGGTGCACTGTTAACCATCCTGTTTGCGGCAGGACTGGCTGTCGGCATGGAGTTCAAGGACCGTGCATACGGTGGAAAATGGGATTGGCTCGATATTGCCGCTACGCTGATAGGCGGTTTTGTCGGACAAGTGATTCAAATCGGAGTATTAACATTGATTTTATAGGAGGAAATAAATATGAGTTTACCAAGAGGACTAAGAAACAATAATCCGGGCAACATCCGCATCACAAAGGACAAATGGCAGGGATTGAGAGAAAAGCAGGAAGATAAGTCGTTCTTCCAGTTTACGGAAATGAGATGGGGCTACCGTGCCCTTATCCGCACTTTGCAGAACTACCGTAATAGACACGGCTGTCAGACGGTGGCAGATTTTATCCACCGGTGGGCACCGGAGAACGAGAATAATACAGCCGGATATATCAGCCGTGTATGCAGTGAAATGCAGGTCCCTAACACATACGTCCCGGACATCAACGACAAAGCGACCATGTGTGCTTTCGCTGCCGCTATCTCACGTGTAGAGAACGGTATCCCGGCTGTCATGGCTGACATAGAAGCCGGATGGGAATTGTTATAAATTAAAAAAGGAGGAACAATCATGGCATTAAAAGATATTACATTCAATCAAGTAGTAGAAGGCAAGTATGTAAGCGACTCTATACAAGTAAATCAAGAAAGCATTGGCTTGCAGCTTGAATTTGAAAAGGGAAGCACATTGTGGGTTTATATCAGCTACGACAGCGAAAAATTCCAGCCGGTAGAATCCCGGTTGTGTGGTGAAGTTTTCGCCCGCCCTATCGTTGGTCTAAAGAAAGGTCAATATATCAAACTCGAATCTACACAACAGCCCCTCAAGGCTCAATACTTTGAATCTGAAGAATAATGGAAGCGATAGGATTAAATCCGATTAGGCTTGACCGGATAGGGCTTGATCCTATCCGCGTCAATGCGATTAAGTTGGGCGTTCCGGGAACAGCTTCCGGTTCCGCCCGTCCTTACATCGACCCGGAAGTATTGGCTTCTTTGGTCGCTGTCTGTATCTGTGACGGCAAGAGCAATAACGACCCTGACAGGGCTGTAATCAAGAACTTGGTGGACCCTGACAATCCGTTTGTGATTAGCAATGCGGCTTACAAGCTCAATAGCGGGTATGGGAAATATGAAGAGGATTTTACTGACACTACAAGATGGGAAGTAGTTAGTGGTGTAAATAAAAAGCCATACGAATTACAGGTTACTACTGCTTGGAATCCGAAAATTGATTGGATAGCTTTGATAAAAGGAAGCGGTGATTTGAAAAGCGTGTCATTAAATGTAAGTGGCATACCAAATGAAGGAACATTGTTTTTCTATTATGGGACTGACTCTATTCAGTTGTATAACGGGAATAATAAGGTAACTTTAAGTGGGGCAATACCGCAAACTACTTCCGGATATAGAATTATAAAAGGGAGAGATTTAGATTGGTCAAATTTGGTCATCACCCAAATCCCCTCTCATCAAGGTGCTTTAGTTACAGACGGAGTTGATGACTTGATAGTAAGTCAGAAAACATCATTAGAAATGATAGGAGGTGATAATCGTCCATTTACTGTAATAAGTATGATTAGTGTTATTAATAATTCACGTACTTATTATAATAATATGGTTGGTACTACTAATATGAATTTAAGTGTAGTTAATAGTACTGTTTTAGGTAAAACTGGAATATTTGGATATACTAGTACTGAACTTAATACCAATCCTTCTGTTGTTAATAATATATTAGGAGATAAAAATGATTATAGTACTAGACTTGAAGGTGCTAGTTCCCCAGTTGATAGAAGATTTTCAGTTACTGGATATCTTAGAGATGGTACTCCTACAAATGTATCTTCTATTGCTTGGTATTGGACATTCATCGCTAACAAAGCATTAACTACCGACCAAATCAATCAGGTAATATCCTACTTCAATTTGGACAAGCATGTTAAACCGGATGTATACTATGACGTAAAGAAACAAGGTCTAAGCAATGATACTCCTGAAGCGGATTGGTATCTGAAAGACTTTAGTGGAAATGGTCATGATATGCAGTTGTATAACTTTGCTAAGAAACTAGGTAGTGGAATTGGTAAATATGAAGTAGATTTTAATACTTGGATACCTCAATCTTACGTTGCTGATTCTGCATATACTTCCAATAAGCTTCATATTACTAATATAAAAGGCGGTAACGCTATTTTATATACTAAGAAAGGAGCGAATGCTATGAAAGTAAAAATTACTGGGATTCAATCATTTAATTTAGTATATAGATATATTGCCGAAAATGATGTTTGGAAAGCACTTGAAGTTGATAGAGATGGAATTTATGAATTACCTGCGAGTACTACAACCACAAAAACCTATTATACAGGATTCACTGTTCCATATTATACTGGTGATTGTGATATAACTATTGAGCAAATCCCTGACTACGAAGGAGCATTGGTATCTGATGGTATTGATGATTACGGTAAGGCTGATAACCTTCCCATATACAAGGATTACACGGTGGTTGCTGATAGAGAGATAATAGATGGATTAGCAGAAAATGCAGATGGCGGAGTGGCGGTTAGAGGAACAAGTATTAGTAATGGTGCTTTTGGTTTTGATTATAAAAACGAAGTATACAGTTTTGCTACTCCTAACAGTAAAGTTATTGATGTTGAAAGGTTTATTAGCTATCAATCTAAATACGTAAATAACGGTACTAATATTAATGCAGGAAATATTATTGACGCGAACCCTTTAACTATTGGTAAATTAGGTTCTAGTACAGATAGATACAGCAAACTAGCTCTTTGGTCTTTCTTGCTTTTCCCTTACTCCCTTTCCAAGTTCCTGCTAGAGCGCCAATTAAAGAGGTATAAGTTGGGTACGCTGTATCCTGGAATGATAGAGTGGAGACCCAAAGTAAATATTAATGTTCCAGTTGTTACTCCTCCTACTTTTAGTATGAATAATGGTAGTGATATAATTACTAATGGGCAGTATATACCAGAAGGTACAGAAATAACCATCCGAGTTTTTACCACAACTGATAGTTCAGTAGGAGGTATAAATGAAGCAACTGCAAAAATAAATGGTGTAGATATAGAGTTATCTCCAAGCGGGAATAAGACCTATTATGGAGGTAAATTTATAGTATCTTCAAAGCAAAAGATAGACATAACCATTGACGAGTACATCAGATACGAGGATATTGTACAGCCTTATCCAGCAATAATTAATCTAAAGCAAGATGGTAAAACTATCACTTGGGGAGATAAGTTGAAAGTAGGCAGTGATATAGTCTTTGTAGGAAGTGCCAACCTTTTACCGGAGCTATATACTGTATCCGAGACACGGTATAATGGTGTAACGCTTTACCCAAACACTATCATAAAGGTAGAGAAGTCTATGGTGTTTGATAATGCACGTACCTACCTAAAAGTCAATGAGCCGAGCTGTATCCTGTCGCCTAATAGGTTGAGGATTCCAAATTCTAGCTACAAGATACTAGGCTACATTCCGGACTTGACAGGTAAAGGTAATCGTGGGGTAATCAACAACTCTGCTTATGCGGGAATGAGTGGGGCTAATGGGTATAAATATGATTGGAATACTTATACTAGCTATATAGCTGGAGTTAAACCAACAGATAATGCTTTTAAGGTAAATTTAACTGCTGAAGCTAGTACTACTGCATTATTTAGCACTCCTGTTTTTACAGTTGGATCTAAGTCACATTATTTCCGCTTCAAAATAAGCGGTCTTATTAATAACCAAAAGATTCAAATAGATTATCCTAAAGGAAGTGATGATACTGTAATTACTAGTGATAAGTTTGGAAATGGTGAATATTCTACTAAGGATTATACTGTTGGAGAAGTTAAAAGGTTGAACTTCTATGTAATCAACGCTGTAAAAGGAGAACCTATAAGTGTTTCCATTGAACAGCTTCCTGAATACGAAAGCTCATTCTGTCTTGATGGCGTAGATGACTTTGTTACTATTCCTACTTTGGCTCATGGTGGTAAACAAGTATTGATGAAGGTGAATTTACAAAGTTATGATAGATACTTGTATGACCAAAGAAATAATTGGAGTCAATACTTAGCTATTGTTTCAGCAGGTAATTCAATAGCTTATGAATACTCAAATAAAGGTGGTAAAACTTATATTGATGGTATACTTAATGAACACATTATTGATAAAGATTTACTGAATATAACTCATAATATAACTGCAACTAATGCTAATATAGGAGTTCAATATGCTCCTAATATTGGCACTTCATTTGCTAGAGGTAATTTTGCTCAAATGGCTCTCTTTGATTTTATGCTATTCCCCGACATATCTAGTGAAGAAGAAATAAAGGAGCTAAACGAGGTTATGGGTATTGAGAATAACATTGAAGTAAGTTAAACAACTAATTAGAAATCATATGAAATACGCAGTAGTAACAATCGAATGGCTAGCCCAGCACGGTCTGTTGGCTATCCCCACAATGAGAAAGAGTAAAGACGGAAGTAAGGTAATCCTTCACGAAGAGTTTCTAACCCCTTACAAGGATGAAGAGTTTCCGAGATACTATTTTGACAGCCCGGAACTGAACGCCCTTCTGTCGGGTGATGAATGGTCATGGACGGAAGAGGAACATCCGGCAGGCAGTGCGGAATTTATCCAGGTGGCGGCAGCGCAGAACCTTTTGAATGTGACCAAAGCCGGAATTCAAACTATGTCCCTGACAGACAACGAAGCGTTGAAAGTGAAGTCCATGTATCCGTATTGGAACGAGTTTATCAGCAAATCACTAACAACCGGAATGAAAGTGCAGTACAACGATAAACTCTACCGGGTAAGGCAGAATATTGCTACCGTCTTGGAGAATCAACCGCCAAGCATCAACACCGCAGCTCTCTATGAGGAAATCAACGAGACCGTTGCCGGAACAAAGGATGATCCGATTCCATACAATAACAATATGGCATTGGAAGAGGGCAAATACTATTCGCAGGACGGAGTTACCTATAAGTGCACCCGTTCGACCGGGCAAGCGGTGTACGCTAACCTCTCTGATTTGATTGGTATTTACGTTGAGGTAGCATGAAACGTCTGTTATACATCCTGACCATTTTCCTGATGTCAGAAATATGCTTCACAAGCTGCCGGAACATCAAGTCTGTTCCGGTAGAGACCGTGAAGACGGAGTACAAGACACGTGATAGCATCCGTTTTGACAGCATCTATGAGCATGACAGTATATTCCTGTTCGTAAAGGGAGATACTGTCTACAAAGAGAAATATCGGTATAAATACCGGTATCTGACAATTAACAAGACAGATACGGTTATGCTGACCGATTCTGTGCAGATCCCTTATCCGGTGGAGAAACAGCTAACCCGGTGGCAACAGATGAAAATAGAGCTGGGCGGTTGGGCTGTTGGCGTAATTATAATACTATCTATTGTATTAATGCTTAAGATGTTTAGAAATTAACCGGCACTATCTTCACAGACCGTTTCCGGTATGAAAAGTTTAAGTTTTACTCACATAACAATTTCCAATGGAAAAAGGTTCATAAAGAAAGGAGGATAAAATGATACATTAATTAATACTAAGCAATAAGTTTATCCGGTAAAGTAGAAGGCCGGATATCGTAGCAAATGTAGCTCTTTTTTTGGGGGGGTAGAGTAAAAAGAACCCCCGACACATTAAAGTTGACGCCAATCAATACTTTAATACACCAAAGCATACGCCGGTTGTGTCAGGGGGTATAATATCCTTAACATTCCGAAGTATGCTTTTGTTCTTTTGGTATATATGTACTGATTGGCAAAGGCAAAAGTACAACAAAAAAATTAATTACCATGTGTAAGTCCGAGATTTTTGCCGAAATATTGAACCTTGTAGGAAAAGAAACTGAAGTTTCTACAGAACTAATCCTTTCATCAACCAAAGTGACCGAAGTCGTCGATGCCCGTTCTATCGTAGTGTTCTTCCTCACTGAATACGGTCTATATCCTGAACAGATAGCCGCTTTACTTCATAAGACATCTGCCAGTATACGCTATCTTATATCCACTTTCGAAAGCCGTAAAAATACAAACAAAATGATTGCAATATATCTGCAAAATATTCGTAAATCGCTTGCAAATGAGTGCTGATTTAAGCAGTCTCTATTATATACTTTTGTGATGCGGTTAATATTGACCGTAATAAAAAAAGTATAAATCTCTATGGAAAGAACGTACGTTTTTAATCAGGACGGTGGAGCGGCTTCAGGAAACGGTCTGCTTGCTTCTATTCTTCCGTCTTTGCAAAACAGAGGGGTTGACACCGGTTACCTGATGGGTCTGCTTGGAGGCGGCAATGGCAACGGTGGCTTCTTTGGTAACAATGGTGGTTTTCAAGACATCATTGCGCTTATTGTGATTGCAGCTATTTTCGGAAATGGCAATTTCGGCTTTGGCGGCAATAATAATCAGGGAGCGAACGAAGGAAGAGAGATGATTATGCAGACACTTAACCGAAATGGTGTCGACATTGCATCACTGGCACAAGCCGTGAACACTTCTTCAGATCAAATCCTTGCCGGTATTAATTCCGTATCACAGGCAATCTGTGGGCTTGGTAACCAAATGGGCCAGAACACCAACAGCATCCTTACTGCAATTATGCAGGGCAACAACGCTCTGACATCTCAAATCTGTAGCTGTTGCTGCGACATGAAGCAACTTGTAACTACACAAGGATACGAGAGTCAGCTTGCAATGTGCAACCAGACTAATACATTAGTCAACACAGCAAATCAAAATACGCTTTCTTTGCGTGACAGTGCAACAGCTAACACGCAGGCTATCATTGCCAAGTTGGATGCTATGCAGAATCAGGCGTTACAGGACAAGATTGCATCTCTTACTGCGGAAAAGGCAACTCTTACTGCTGAAATCTCCCAACGCAACCAAAATGCTACAATTTTAAATGCAGTAGGTCAACAGATTGCACCTCTTGCAGCGGGATTGCAAGCATTACAAAGCGATGTTGATGGAATCAAATGCAAGTTGCCCAATACGGTTCCGGTTCAATACCCTAACATTGTCGGTGTAAACATGGATACTTACCGTGCTGCTGCCTTCGGTGCTTATGCCGGTGACGCAGCATACGGACGTGGCGGATGCGGTTGTAATAACTACTGGGGTTGATCCGGTAAGAAAGGAGGTAACTATGTGGCCTAACTTTTTTACAGGATTCCCCTTTCTGTTTCCGACGCTTGGAAGGATCAATAACAACACCCTTCCGACGGTGGGTGTAACGGTCGGTACAGAGAATGTGACATTGGAACTTCCCAATCATGCATTCCGTAACCGGGACTACGTAGGAAGTTTCTATGTTAATCTTCGCCAGCCTATCCCTGCGGGAACAGCGACAACGCTTCCTGTACTGATTGGAACCAATGGGGACACAAGACCGTTGATGGCTTACAACAACGAGCCTATTACAGTTGCAAACCTTGCCGGAACCGGTATTTATGAAATTCACTATAACAAGTACACCAATGAGCTGTTCCTTGTTAATGGCGGATACAGACCTACCGCTACTCCGGCTGCTACAGCAGAAGCAGCGTCAAGTAAAAACAAGTAGTCAACACGGGTGTCAGAGTTTATTGGCACCCTATTTAAATTAAATCAATATGTTTCAGTCACTTCGCACCAATAACCAGTTGTATATACTTCATAAAGATACCAATCCATATATTGAATATGGTCCGGTAGTAAGCGTTTCAGCCCCTAAGCCAAAATATCCTATAGCCTCTCCTGTAGTGGGACAGCTCACCCAAATGGAGATGGTAGTTGATGTTGTCGTTAGTATCAACGGTCAAAACACTACATTTCAAAATCTCCCTGCAGGAATGGATATTGCCGATTTTGGTCAAAACGGGAATATTGTGGTATCATGTTCACGAGATGCAATGAACAATGAGGTAGCTTCTATGAAACAAAAAAGCATAGATATCCTAAACAGCATGGACATACATAAATCCGTGATTGCCGGATGCGACAAGATGCTTACTCTCTTGAATCCAGAGTTTGCTGAAAAACAGCGTCAAGAACAGGAGATTGCCTCTTTGAAAGGGCAAATGTCGGAAATGAGCAAGAATATGGCAGATCTTATGGAATTAAACAAAAGGCTAATGGAACAAATAGGAGTAACCGAAACATCTAAAAACAAGAAATGATATGGGAATGTGGACAATAAGAGAAGAACACGATGGATATGATCGTGACTTCGGAATGCGAGGCAAAAGTGAAATCGAAGAAGCTTATCGTGAAGGCTGCCGCCATGGTTATGAGAAGGCCATGAGTGAAATGCGTGGCGGTGGAATGGGATTCCGTGAGAATGGACGCTACGACAGCGATGGCATGAACGAGCGTCGTATGCCGGGTTATTTCCCGGAATCCCCTATGTACGGAGATATGGGAGAGCGCAGACGCAGACGCTCAAACGGTGAGTTCTATTAATCGTATGAGGGGAGAAATCCCCTCTTATTCTAATAAAGCAATTATTATGGGACAAAGACTAGATACGTATGACAAGATGCCGACGGCAATGAAAAATTATCTGTCATTATACGGCTGGCACTTCTCTAAGAAGATGTGCGAATGGGCTGTTTCTAAAATGGAAGTTGAGAACAAGACTACCAAGCAGAAGGAAAAGCTCGTTCCGATCAAAAAGGAAGAGGTGGAGGAGCTTCTGAAAAAATACGGAATTAAACTGGAGAAAAATGCCGGGTACGATTGCGTATATGTAGCCAATATGGCGAAAGCTGATTATTATAAGAGTTCCATTACAGATGAATCCCGTTTGGCATTATTCTTGAAGGATTACATAGATGATCCAGACGGATATGACGGACTTCCTTTTACCCGTTTCTATGCGGATTGTATCGGAAGTGGCACACCTATAATGTGGGATGATATGCTCTGATTTATGATAGTCCAGGATTTCTACATACCGAAATATGATTGGAGAGTTAGGGTGTATTATGCCGTAACGACTTACTGGATCAGTGAGATTCTATGCGAACTTCACCGTATCGGTTGTAGAGGGGAAGATTTCAAACAGGCATACAGAAACCTCTCTTCCGGGGCTCTCAATACCGGTCTTACATATTCGGACTTTGAGGAGCGTGAGACTGTGATGGTAATTGCTCTCACTTCTTCCCCGGGAGAGTTCCAAAACTCATGGGACCACGAAAAAGGGCACTTGTGTCGGCATATCTCACAAGCATTCAATATTGACCCCTACGGGGAGGAAGCCCAATATCTTTCCGGTGAGGTAGGTCAGAAGATGTTCCCGATAGCGAAGAACTTCTTGTGTGAACATTGCAGGAAAAACTTATGTCGAAGATATTAAGGGGCATTTTGTCAGGAATATATGTAACAGGCGAAAATGAGAGAAAAAGACTACATAGATGATTTGATTTCACAGGCAGATGACCGGTACCACTCGGATTTCTGTCGGCTTCTGTTGGTTATGCTATGGAACGCCTAGAAAGGTGGTTGTACTGGCTGATTCCTCTTGCGATTATTGCGAAGGTTGCATCTTTGTGCTTGTCCCTGGCTATGTAGTCGGGGATTTTTATGTTAAATAGTAGAAAAATAGTTATTATTACTTGGTAATAGTAGAAAAATAGTTATCTTTGCGGTGTCAAATCTTCATTGTAAGATATAATTTTTAATAAAAGAAAGGAGGTCTGGATGACGAAAAAAGTAAAAGAGGTAATCGTTTTACTTGAGAAAAATGGATGGACTTTCGTTCGAATAAGAGGTGACCATCGTATATACTACAAAGAAGGAGCTAAGAGGCCTATAGTAGTTCCAGGTAATCTAAATGATGACCTAAAAGATGGTACTTTGAATTCCATTTTAAAGGAGGCAGGGCTAAAATAGGCCCTGTCAATCCTCATCTCCTTGAACAATTAAAAAAGTATATTTGTTAATGATAATAAAAACTTCTACACATGGTAACATTAAGAGTAATCATCGAGCGAGCGGATAATAATTATTCTGCTTATATTGATGGCGTTAATGGTATAACTGTTACAGGTTCTACTATTGATGAAATAAAAAAGAACATGATAACGGCTATTGGAGTCTTTATCGAAGAATGTTCTGAATTGGGGTGTGAATTGCCCGATGCATTAAAAGGTGATTATGAACTATCCTTTAAAATGGATATAAAATCATTTTTGGATTTTTATGAAGGTGTATTTTCAAAAGCCGGATTGGAACGTATTACGGGGATTAATCAGAAACAATTATGGCATTACGCTTCTGGCAATAGAGTTCCACGTCAAGAGCAAAATTTGAAATTAGAAACAGCCTTGCATAAACTTGGTGAAGAGCTCCTTTCCATTTCTTTATAACTGCCTCTTTAAAATGGAATCCTCCCGGTGTATTAAATATGCCGGGATTTTTTATACCTTTGCCGAAAACTAAATATTATGGCTGAAGAAAAGAAATACGACTACGACTCGATAAATGAGTTGCTAGCTTGGGCGAAAGAAACGCTCAACAATAAGAGATACCCGGTCGGGGAATTTCAACTGGACAAATGCGCCAAGATTCTCGATTGCGAGAAGTATCTTGATTCGATGCTCCTTGTGATTGGTAAGAACTGGGAGAACCCTACGTTTTACCCGACAGTTGACCAGTTAAGGTTGTTTAGGGAGAAGATAGAGAAGGCAGCCGAATAAGCTGCCTTTTTTGATTATAGCCAACTTTGTTTTGATCCTATATAATATTTCCGTATATTTGTCCTCAATAAAAAAGGAGAAAGTATCTAATTCAGATAAAGTTGCTCTATTGTTGCTCTTTTATTTATATACCATAATTATAAACTGTTATAATACATATATTTATATGATTTTAAAGTTTAGCTTCCCAAGCTGGGGGTCGCGAGTTCGAGCCTCGTTTACCGCTC